CCGTTGATGTTCACATATCCCGATCCATTGGCGGCAAATCCGAGATCGTCATTTGATCTGTGTGCAGTGATGGTGTTATCCTTGAGTTTTACCCCGGCCGCATCGAACTCATCAGTATTTGTAAATGATGGAAATGACGTGAACGTTCCCGCCGCTGGTGTTGTTCCACCTATCACGATATTGTCTATTGTGATGTTAGTAATTTCGACTTTGTCAACAACAACCTTTCCACTTCCATTGCCTGATAGCTCAAAGTTATCACTGGACCGGTCTGTGGTTATCGTGTTGTCTTTAATTTGTATTCCTCTAAGGTCAAGTAATCCTGTGATTGTTTTGGCACCTGTGATGTCAACGTTGCCTGTTGTCGTCACGTCGGCTGTTGTAAGTCCGGATATGATCTCCACATTTCCTGAACCATTAGGACTTAGCACCAGGTTGTCATTGGACCTTGTGACCTTTATCACGTTGTCTGTGAGGTTGATGCTGGAGTCTATGGTAAGATTACTCACGTTTACGACCCCTGTTCCGCCCGGACTTAAAATTAGGTCTGCGTTTGAACTTGTTGCGATGATGTTGTCATTGAAAGTCAGGTTGTCTACTGGCACTGGTCCAACGAATGAAGATGCGCCAGACACAGTCAGGCTTGATAGTGTTGTACCGCTTGTTACGTCCAGTGTTGAATTGGCAACTACTGCACCATTGAATGTTGGTGTGTTTGCAGTCATTGTTCCGTCGACTATGACTGCATCATTGACATTGACTGTTGTAGAATCGTCTGAGCTGATACTTGTACCAGCAAATTTAAAAGCACCAACATTGATAATGCCAGTGCCACTTGGAGTGATGTTAAGATCCTCATTAGATCTTGTGCCTGTAATGTTGTTGTCATTGATTGTTAGCCCGGGTAATACTAAAGAACCAGTTCCTCCTGGCGTTAAAATTATGTCTGCATTTGAACTAGATCCGATAATGTTGTCATTAAATGTCAAGTTATCTATTGTTGTTGTGCCAGCCAAAGATGATGCACCCGATACAGTCATGGTTGATAATGTTGTAGCACCCGTCACGCCCAGAGTTGAATTGGCAATAACCGCACCATCGAATGTTGGTGTGTCTGCATTTATCGTTCCATCAACGATGACTCCCTCGTTCATGTTTATGCTGGCAGAGTCCGAACTGTCTAAAGTTGTTCCATTTATCCTGATGGGACCTAACAACACATCACCTGTTCCACTGGCATTGATATTGATGTTCTCATTTGTTCTTGTTCCTGTGATGCNGTTGTCATCGATGGTAANCGCAGGAAGCACAATAGTTCCTGTTCCTCCTGGTGTCAAAATAATGTCAGCGTTTGAACTGGATCCTATGATGCCGTCATTGAATGTAAGATTGTCAATACTTGTTGTGCCAGACAGTGTTGTTGTTCCCGTCACGGTCAACGTAGAAAGTGTGGTTGCACCTGTGACATCCAGTGTAGAATTCAACGTGACCGCAGATGGCAGAGTAGTAGCACCCGCATTCAGCGTTGTGTCTACGATCAAGTTTTCATTTATATTGATAATAGCGGAGTCTGTGCCCGTTATCGACGCTCCTGCAAATCCTATTCCCTCTATGACAACACTCCCAGATCCATGTGCTGAAATTTTTAGGTCATCGTTTGATCTGGTCAGTTTGATGTTGTTGTCTTCGAAAGTAAGGGCGGGGAACACCACGTTTCCTGTGCCCGAAGGCTTGAGCACTATGTCCGCATTTGAAGATTCGGATGTGATGTTGTTTCCTCTGAATTTTATATCACCCGCATGTATTGCCTGTGCATAAAGCTCTGTGAAGTTTGTGTTGATCTTGAGACCGGCATTCCTGATAGTGTCGCCCGAACCATCATTAGCCTGTGCACCTATGTTTATTACACTCTGGGCCATTTACTATCCTGTACTAATTCTAACGTCGTTGCCTGACCTGAACAATCTTCCTGCAACACTCGGGTCACTTGTTGGAAGGTTTGTGAAATCAATTTGTGCCGCTGACACTTTTAAATTTCCGTCAACGTCAAGGGCCTCGTTGATTGATATTTTAGATGAATCTGCTGAACTTAATGTTGTACCGTTTACAGTGATAGATCCTATCACAATGTTACCTGTGCCGTTTGCTGACAATGTCAAGTCACTGTTTGTTGTGATTGGTGTGATCGCCGCGTTATTAATTTGTAGTTGATCTATTTCTATGATACCTGTGCCGTTTGCCTGCAGTTTCAAGTCACCATTTGTCACTGAACTTGTGATTAATCCTGTTGAACCATCCCCAACCAATTGATAAACTTCCTCAAAATTGGTGTTTACCTTGGTCATAGCGGTACGCAAAGTATCGCCTGTTGCTGGATTTCCCAGTGATCCTGTGTCTATGTTTAATCTTGCCATAATATGTTATTCGTATTTATTAAATAATAATATGTTCATAGAAACCCTAAAAACAATGAAGTTGTACAAGAGGGAGAGCAAACTGGGTACAATGCACAACTATCACAGGAAGAACCTGATCTATGTGTTCAAATGCGATGCCTGTTCGGAGACGTTCATGAGACCAAAGAGCAAGGTAGATCCGGGACGTGCATCTAATGATTACAAACACGTCTGCAATGATTGTGACTCAAAGAAATTTGCACAGGCTGTGGGTGTAAAGATGCGTAAGGTTTATAAACTTGACGCTAGTAGCACTAAGACTCTATAGTGTTTTGCATTGTAGCATGGGTCAATTGATTCGTCTGTTATAGATTTCAAACCAATCCGGGCGTTCATTCCAGAGATTAGTTTTATATTTCTTAAGAAACCATTCTTCTCGTTTTAGAACTTGTTCTTGTGCTTTATCATTATAACCGTTATTTTGTATTGCATAATCAATAGAGCTTTGCCATTGTCGTGATAAATCATTGTCAAAGGTTGTCCGTGAGATACCTTTTAAAATTTCTACAGGAATATTATTTGGATCCCAAGGGAAAACTCCTTGACTATCCCAATCTTCAACTGGTAATAATGTAGATTTAAAATTTACTTGTTTGAATTGTTGTTTCAACTCATCCATGAACTCATTCATTGAATCACATTGGTCTATGTTTGCTAATTGAAGAACAATATTTAAATTAAGATGTGGAGGTGGTCCTGGCCTTTTATGATTTAAAGACATATACTCTAATATCTTTAAACTGTTTTCCTTTGTTGTATTCCAATTTCCTAAATATCTAATATTATTATATCTTGATTCTGTAGCATCTATACTCATTCCAACAGTTGTACATTTGAACTTCATCATCTCTTTCCAAAAAGGTTCACTAAACACAGATGCGTTGGTAGTAACATGCATATCCATTGATTCTTTCTTTTCATCATCTACTTGTGATAACATATCCATAAATCCTTTAATCAACTGTGTTTCTCCTCCTTGCAAATTTAAAGTCTCTATATCTTCAAGTTGAATAAGTTTAATGATTTTATCTATATGTTCTTGTTCATTTATCCAATTGTATTGTTTGTAGTCATCATTGGATGATAATTGCCAAGGTCGTTGTTCATGCTTTATCATCGAAGACAACTCTGACGAACACATTCTACAAGCAAGGTTGCATAACCTACCTCCTGTGATGTGTAAAATTTTTAATTTAGGTGTACTTAGTTTATAGGACTGGTTTAGCCGAGTTCTAAAACTTTCTCTGCTCAATGATTCACTTTTCCAACATACACCACATCTTTTATCTTTTACAACACCGTTAAGATTATCCCTTAACCTTTGTTGATTTTGATTATTATAAAACCAATCTATAGGATCTTTTACATTGAACAGTCTACTGCTAACAAAATCAGGATTTTTACTATCGTGGCCTTCGACATAACAACAAGGTTGCATCTTTCCTTTTTCTGTAATAAACAGTTGTTCTTGGGCGGCTCTGCAATACGTATCACTCATATTGACTATTTACGCCTCAACATTGCCTGGAGTAGCACCAAGACTCTATAGTGTTTTCCATTGGATGTCGTCGCGATGACCGGTTAACCATCTCTGTAGGTCTGCGTAGATGCCACACTTTATATTCGACTGATCAAAGTACCATCTGAGGAACGGGTTACCCTGTAGATACTCTTTCCTGTTTATGAAAATAAAATTTGTTTTTGGGAATCTACGGAAAGTCTGTCTCAGTTGATACATCCATTCGTATTTCAAATATGCCTTCATGCTTTCACGACCAGGGTAGTTTATTGAGTTTTTATATATGTTGTTCTGTATCCTGCTGGGAGTTTCAATCTCCCACTGCTGGGCACCCATGATGTCGAATGCCATTATTACAATATTTTTTATACCTGACTCTGCCGCCATCAACACTGCAGAACAACCAGACCCTTTTGCTTTAGTAAAATCATTGGTCTTTATCTTGCCGCCCTTCTTTATGTCGCCGCCCCTCCAGGTCCTGTATATCTTTAGTCCGTCAGGCACATCTGTTTCTTTATCACCATCACAGATGTAGTTCCATTTTGATATGTCGTCTATGCTGTGTATCTGTGGAGATTCCTTTCCGCTGTTGTGCCATGTTGCCAGTTCTTCGTACATAGGCGGATTCACTGCCACAATATGATCACACAACATGGGATGGTCTCGGTATATGGCGTTGCAACCATATATTACACCTTTGCCTTTTAAATTTTCTATTGGAAATATGTTTCTTGACTCACCATTGCCTACTATGAATGCTGTGTCCATTAAACCCCAAATGATTCTCCACAACCGCATGCGGAGGTTGAGTTGGGATTTGAAATCTCAAACTGTGATCCAAAGGTCTCCTCGATCCAGTCTATCTTTGTGCCCATGACATACAGCAAGGAAGTCTCATCCACAACAAATCTACCTGTGTGCCAGTCTTCAACATGATCGCCACCGCTCACGGCTTCTTTTGTGTCTGCAAATCCCCAGTCATACTTGAATCCTGCACAGCCACCACCCAGCACTGCTAGGCTGACCGCGTACTTGCCTGGGTTCTTCTCAAGCAATTTTTCAATCTGATTCTTCGCTTCGTCTGTGATTTCAAATGGTTTCATACTATTAATTATCAATCATTGTTGCCCATGTTTTGCACTCCGACCGCTAACCAGAAACGTGAGGCATCTCTCTTCTTATCAAAACTCATGTAACTGTTCTGCTCCTCCCAGTTATGACTCACAGGATCGTATAAATCTTTCTGTTCAAACCACCAACCCCATTTGCCTTCGCAGTTTACCTGGCACCACTGGATGCACTCCGCCATGATTCCGTTGGAGTTCATGTCTATGTTGTAACGAAACTTCTTCTCGTAACCGCAGTCGGATTCTATCTCATCCAGTCCGGGACTGATTCTTTTGATCTTTGCCGCTTCGTAGAATTTCTTTTTATACATATACATGCTCGTAATTCAATCCCAATGTAATTTGATCAATCTGTGTGTTATCGTTCACCGAAAGGCAGTATGTTATAAAATTTACTAAATCAACACAGTTCACACCGTTGCCAGTCCAGTTTGCCCTGGATCGAGACAGCTCAGTATCGAGTCTGTCTGGTTTGATAAGTGTTGTTCGGAAGTTTACATGATTTTTCCTGAATGCCCTACTGCATTGTAAACTTGCAGACTCCAAACTTTTCTTTGCAACCCTGTATGTCTCCCACATGGGCTCTGGAGCGACCACATCATCGCTGGCGATACTACCTATGTTGAATATGAATCCTGTTTTATTTTTCTGTTTCCATGCATCAAACATTTTTAACAACAATAAAGTTTGTCCAAAGTTGGCATGATCCTCTTGCGGTGGTCCGTCAAAGGCGTTGTTAACAAACACGTCGTACTCGAGGCTTTTCGTTACTATTTTGTCCACATCTTTTGTTATGTCGAACCCGGTCTCGCGGCTTATGGAATCTGCCTTAAGATCTTTCACGATCGTTTTCCCAAGGCCTCTGTTTCCACCTGTGACTAAAATTTTCATCTTACACTTCCCCCTTGATCCCAACATTTAGTGAAAGTCTGTCCACACGTGAATGCACATTCAAACAATCTACCTTCTTTGAAATCATTTTTGTCCCAAGAACTCTGTAGTTCTTTCCAGAATTCGTTTTCAAATATTTCACTCATTTTTTTATTTTGTATTTTAAGATTATCTTTTCCATATTTGTCATACATTTCTATTATTTGATTATTATACATTTTTTTACCCAGCGGGTCAAATGATCCAGGGTGTGTATCCTCATGGAATCTAGCATCATATAGGTTGTGTTCAAAGAAATTGCATGGCATGACTATTCCCTCCGCTGTGATTACCACTTTATTTCCTAGAAGTGCATCGCAAGTGATTTCAGTTTGTTTGAAGTAATCTATCAAGGAGCCATATTTCTTTTTTATTTCCTCCACCCTGGTTACACTGTCGTTCCTGTATTGTGGATCTGTTGGCATTTCGAGATGCCTGACAGTCTGCCCCATGCTATTCTTCACTGGCCACTTCTGCATTGGTTCTAATTTCTTTTGATCGAAAAATCTTCCCGTTTTTCTCACCAGGCAGTCGTGGAACCCATATTCTTTGGCCAATGCCTTCACTGTTTCTATCTGATGTTCGTTATGTTTGAACACAATGAAGTTCCATTTCGCTCTGCCTCCTGCGTTTATAAAATCTCTGGCATTTTGTATTGCGTGTTCGTACTTGACCCCGACCCTGTATAGATGATTCGTGTCTTCTAATCCATCTATCCCAAAATCTATCTGCCCATAACCGTTCATAATTTTTGCTATCTCTTGCCAGAAGCCTTCCTTACGTTTGGCTCCGTTGGTGTGTATGTACAGCCACAGATCATGCTTCTGTGATCTGAACCATTCTAAGATCTCTATGAATTTTGGATGTACCGACGGATCTCCATAACTGCCACAGAAAAAAATCTGTTTACATCTATCCAATATTTCTTTAGTAAAGGCCTTCTTGATCCACTCTATGTCCATGTCCATCAGTGGCATGTGTGGATTTATCTTACCGCCATTTATGTTTCTCGGACATTGTGGACAGGCCGCATTACACCTCGTGGTTATCTCCAGTTGCCATTCTGTGATCTGATCGAGACTGAATTTTATCATAGCCAGTTGTCTTCCACAAACTTGTCAGAACACTCCATTGGATTTGGTTTCCCATGGAACACAGCCACCCTGTTTCCGGGTTCTATTTTTGCAGGCGTTCTGAAGAAACTTTTTCCATCCTTTGATAGGAGTTTTGTGTCTTTGAGTCCAACCATCTCCCATTTGTAACTTCGTATCCACTCGTCTGGCCAGTGGGTTATGTCATCCTTGGCCCTTTTCGTTATCCAATCCTGGTCACCATGGTTCTGTGACATTATTCGGCCAGAGTCTTTCTTAAAGTCGTTCCATAGGTAATCCATCGTACCCGCCTCCCAACGCATACAACTAGAGTTACTCAGTTTCCAGTCCTTGACCCTGCATCTGTTGAAGTCTCTGATTATGTGAAACTTACCTGGCTCGTGTGTGAAAAGTATATCGATGTTGTTAAAAATGACTACATCCAGATCAAAGAACAATATATTGCCTTTCAAGGGCATCTCCGGTGCAAACATCCACAGTTTGCTCCACCATGTTTTGATCCATGGATCAGTGGGAAGTTTGATGACATTGACATCTGGATCTAGGCCAGATGGATCATCCGTGAGGCAATGGAATTGATAAGGTACTGTGGTATGCCTCTTGACCATCTTGTTCAAAACATTTGCATACCGTGAAACATACTTGTTCCCCCATTTAACGCACACTACGTGATTCATAACCTTTTCTCAATCCTTCCATTTGTATTTGTTTCCAATCATCACTGTCTAAGGTGTATGTATAGTCCGTTTCTGTCGTCGGACCTGCTATTGTCTTAATACTTGTGATATTTAAATTATCAGTCATCACCTTGTGAATTTCTTGTACAGGTGCATCAGTCCCGAACGTTCTCTGTAAATCCACTTGCCCTATTTTTATGTAACCTAGACTCAGTTTCTGATCTTCCCAATCATACCCGTTGTCTTTGAGCCATGCTCTGTATTCATCCATTTCCTCTTTTTTAAATTCATGTCTTTCTGTGATGGTCTGTCCCCATTCTACATCAAACTCTCCTGAATAGTATTTCTGGTGATTTATCTCAGAACACAGTGCTTCGGTCATCTTAGGTGCGTGTTCGTCTCTGAATACTTCATAAAGAGTTTTCCCCACTTGCGACCAATGTAGATACACACCACCAAGCTCTCGGTCATACCTGTTGTCCTTAAACAAGTCAAAGTCTGCTTCATGTAAATTGTGTCTTGGAGCGTTGATAAAAGTTGTGATCTGTGCAGGACGCATCCATTCGGGTTCTATGCAGTTCTTCCTATCTGAATTGACCCAGGATTCTATCTCATGGCAGATATTGTTCAATTGTCTGATGGCATATTTTGTTTCAATGTCAGCCTGTTTATAAAATTTTGATAGTTGCCATGCTGTGCCTTGTAGTTCTTCAAAATGCCTATGCAAAGTATTACATGCATCATGCTTAAGACGTTTGCCGGGTGTTTTCGTTTCATCGCCGTCAACTGCTTTACCTATCGGCAGACGAGAACTGTACTGGAAATCATCAGCCGTGAATGGATGTATGTTATCATAGGCCGGCGAAAAGTCAAACGCATTTATAACAGAGATATTCTTGTTAAGTTCGCCTACCAGGAAACCTAGATTTCTTTTGGAATCTGCAAATCCTAAGAAACAGAAGTTCTTTTCAAGTATTCTTTTTTGCTTTAGATTATCTTTGAGTGCTTCCAACCATCTGTGTCCCAATGGGGTGTCGTATACCTGGAAGTAGTATGCCCTGTCCGTTAGGCCTACCCTTACCATGTCATGTATAAATTTATTCTTTTCTGTAGATGGCACTGTTGGCTCCGTGTTCCATACACTCTACGTTGTCCACGAAACATCTGTTATCTGTTTTTTCTCTGATCAATTTATCAGCGAAATCAAATGCATGTTTGGCGAACATTTCAGCACCTACACCGTCAAATATTCTTATCGACGCCAAATCAAGTTGTTCTAATTCTTTGAATTTTTCCATGTGTGGATCATCCTTGTCTAGTGCAAGTTTGTGGTCAAAGTGATCTTCAAGCCAGGCCTTTAAAGGTTTAAGTCCGCCAAAGTCCACGGCCCAGTTCTTGTTGTCTAGATCGTTGCAACCAAATGTAAATTTGAAAGCAAGACTGTATCCGTGTAGTAGATGGCAGTGTGAGTGATCTGCGTTGGGCTGTCTGAAAACTGCCGACAGGCCTATATTGTGTCCGTATGTTTTAGTTGAGTAGTAAGTCATCGTTTCTCCTTGTTTTTGATGACTTGCAGAGTGTTTATAGAGGGTTGAAAGTCTTGAGTCCTCTCGATCATCAATTCAGTTTCTTGTCCAATTTCTGATCTAGATCAATTTGGAACGCTGTGTCTCTGATGCGATCCGTTAGTTCGTTTGGTATATTTAACTCACCGTCTATGATGCTCTTTAGAAAGTGTATCATCACAGTAAATTCGTTCCTATTCGCGACAGTCTCTGGATCTATACCGTGTTGTTCCATCGAATTCAACATGGCCTCAGACACATCTATCAGTGCCTTGATGCTAGTTGAGTGTTTGTCGAAGTGGGCCATTATGTTATAATCTTAGGTTTTGCAGGAACTTCGATCTTGCTGAACACTCTGTTGTACTCATCAGCGATCTTGTCATTGATGTGTGCTATCGAAATCAGTTTGTCGATGGCGATGTTGAATGGTTCGTCCTGCCTAGCAGTGGAGAAAAATGTACCAAATGCCAATCCCTGTGGACCGTTCATTAGCACTAGTGCCTTGTCGATACTGACGTATCGTGCGTCGGTCCTGCTAAGATATTTTGCGATGACTTCCTCTCCTGAAGTCAATTTAAGAGTAACTAGATCTCCATCTTTTATTTTATCAAACATATCTCTTATTATAAACTATCCTACGAGTTTGTCAATGTATTTCTTCAATTCCTTGTCTTGTACATTAGGCGGAATGTGATTGTAGAAAAATATCTGGTAACTGTCAGACCCATACTTGCCTATTCCGTGTAGGTCACTGGCTTCTTTCTTGTCCCATGTTAGGTACTGTTCGGTCATCTTCCTGATTCTCCTTGATCTCACTTCCCACATGCCCAGTGGTTTCAACATCTGCTGTTGTGTCTTCAACCTGCCACGTAGGAATGCTTGAGGGTTGGGATATCTAGCAAATAATTTTGGTAAGATTATTTTTACGTGCTTACGGTAAGTTAGATTCAGGCACATCACACCCACCATGTGCTTCCATCTCTTGTGTGGCGCCTTAAGTTGTTGTTGCACCATCAGGTGATCCACCATCGGTTCCATCATACAACAATTTTATATTAAATTACTTTTTTGTCAACTGATTGTTGATCCATTTGGCCAGGCCTTCGTAGGTATCTTGGAAAACATTTTTATGTTCTTTCCATTCATCTGGCATTTTCCAACCTTCTTGGTTAACTATGATCCACCTGCACTCAGAGTGTTCGAATAATTTGTTAAATTGGTATATCCAATATCTTGGATCAACTGGTCTTTTGATATAAGTGTAACCCTTTGAGCCTTTGTACATATTATTAACGTTCTCAGGCTCCTTCTTATCTCCTATGCCCCATAGATCCATCCCAACTAAAAAAATTGCCTTGGGTTTGAAGCTCATTCCAACAAGTGCGGCAAACTGTCCAGTGCCCCAGTGGAACTGATCGTCCTGTCTTTTATCTCCTTCGTAAGGTAGGTCAGGAACTTTCTTTACATTAGGCCAGTAGGCAAATTGTTGGTACCAATTTTCTCTTGTGAAGATAGTGGTATTTTTACCACATGTGTTTGCGGCTTCCTGGCACATATGCCTGTCACAGGCGACCACGTATTCAAGATTGTGATCCCTAAAAAGGGCATTACAGCCTACCATCGTGGTAACACTTTTCAACGGAGTAAGATCAAATCCTCTCCTGCTTTCACCGTTACCTATTACACTTACAAACTTGGTCATAATGCTATTTAATCACCCCTTTAAACGGCTGTAGAGCAACGCACACTGCTGGTAAAAGGACTGTTGGAATAGTTGTACATATCAATCATTATCGTTAATTAAATGCCATACGGTGAGATATTTGTCCCATGCTTTTTGTAGTGTAGGGTACTTTCTTCTCAGTTTTATAGCGTCAGCATCCACCATTATCATTTCGTTAAGTGCCTGCTCCTCGTCCTTTGCCCGTTGTGATTGTTCCACTAACACACGTTCTCCGTTTGGTAATTGCTCATACACAGTTTCGCCACCATCGGGGGAAACAAATATTGATTGCTTATTATTTTTCTTCTTCAAAGTACATCTCCCTATGATCGGCTCCAGGATGTGCGTAACGCATTCCACCATGGTGCTTTGCATCACCTTTGTGTCTTGGGATGAAGTGTATGTGCGGCCACATGATGGTTTGTCCTGCACATCTTCCTATATTCATTCCCACATTGAATCCTGCTATCTCACCTGCTTCTATTTTGTCTTTGCCGTATTGTGAAGCAAGTTCGTAAGACTTGCCTATATACTCTGCTGTATTTTTTTTAGGTATAAAAAGTGTGTGTCCTGGAACGCACGGATATCGGTCACGGAAGACACCTGTGTGTTCTGTTTCCATGAATGGTGTGTCGTTGCCCATCCACGTGCTTTCCTCATAACTGTCTATGGGTTCAAATGGCTTCTTGTAGATAGGTTTTTTTGATTGCATTTGTTTTGATTATTCCTATCCTTATATTACTAGAATTTGGCCTATGTTGCAATCTTATTGTTTCCCAGATTTTTGTTTTTGTGACGGATGGATTGTACTCCCAAAGACCCAGTAGGTTTACCAATGCCTTCCTGACTTTTTCTGCACCACCGTGTTTCTTACAGGTGTCTGACCTACCAACGTGAACTATTTTATTGTCTATTTTTATTTTATACACACAAGGCAGTTTTATCCATTTGGTCTTAGGTGTCTTGCTGTGTTTGATTTTGAATCTTTCGATTGTGTAAAGGTCGTTGATAGTGTACCAATTAATATCTATCATTCTTAATTCCTAAATGCTGGAATATCTGTTGTACTTTCCTTGCTTGGAAGTAACAGTCTTCCAGTGCATTGTGTAAACCGGTCCTCTTCTCGTTGGGATCACGAGGCACAAGACTGCCCAATGTTCTTGAGTCTCTGATCTGCCAGTAGTTCCATGGCACAGGCACATTCATCTGTGCATAAAAATTTTGCAGTATTGCATAATCAAACAAAGGTCCCTGGCACCAGAACACGTCCACCCCCACTGACCATTTGTTCAACTGCTTGATGAAATACTTTAGATCTATCCTATCATGATCGCCCAGTGCTTCTTCACGTACATCTTCTGCTTGTTTGCCCCACCATTCAACAGTCTCCTCCATGACGTCCCTGCCCATGGCAGTCTGTTCGTCCACGTCTATTCTGTGGTAAAGGCCCTGCGAGGGTTCCACCCTTGTGTAAGGATCAAACTTGACACCACCTATGGTTAGAATTGTGGCATTGGGTTTAGTGGAAAGAGTTTCCAGATCTATCATTGCGTGGATCATGCACAATTATACTATGGAAATGTGGTTATGTCAATTAGATGCTTGATTTTGTATTCTCAGGATGTGTAAGACTCAATGAAGGCTTGCCACCACCATCAATAAAGGCCTTGTATGTTGCATAGTCTTTCTCATCTAGGCAGTGTATCTCACCTGCTGAGGTAGGGTAAAGGTCTCTCATATAGTTGGTAACTGGTACGGCCTGTGCCATGCACTGATTGTATGTTTGGAATGCAGTCGCATCAAATACTGCCGTGCAGGTATCTTCGGCGAAACATATAATCATTACCATAAGGAATTTCATACAAATATTTAAATCAGAAATAATGGAAGTTATATTATACTACTTCTTCTTTTTTTTCTGCAAAGTGCGTACTTTGGTCTGAAGCCTGATCAAGTCGTTGTCCAGTAATCTGATCCTGTCAATAAGTTTGATCAATGTTGCTGACGTTGAAGCCAGTTTGGGTGTGATCTCGGTTGTGATAAACTTCCATAAGAAGTAGATGAAGTACGCTAGGAAGAACACAGCAACAATGGGAAACCCATAGTCCTGTATAATGGTAGTGACTGACATGTGTTTACTAACTAGGTCCATTATCCTGACATCCTTCCGCTGAACACATTTGGGTCAATGTGTGGGCCCGAAATACCGGCTATCCATCCAATTATGAAACCAATAACAAATGCTGATATGATGAACTTACCCATTAATCTTTCCTCGCATCGGTCTTGCCATCTGCCCTCTGGCCACCCTGTCTGTGTCTATTGGCAATCCTAGTTGTTCAGACACTTCCTGGTCTATCTTCAGAATGTCGTTGTTCATTGTTTTGACTCTGTTGTCCAACTGTCCAATTACAGTCTCGATAAACTTAATGGAGTTTACAATGCCGTTCAGTATGTACTTGATAATAAACAGTATGAAAACACCCATTCCCACCGTGGCGGCAATTGGTAATCCTAGCTCTGCTACTAATTTAAAGAATTGTGTCATTATATGTGTATTTAATAAAATATGCTGTGTGAAATACTTCTAGTAGGATTATATGGTATCCCCGTTCTCACACCCTAGATCTAAACTATGATACTCTGTGCCTGCCAGCATGGCTTTGGTCTCTTCAAACTTGATCACCGCGGCTTTCTCACACTCTGCCCGTGTCTTGTAAAGTCTAGGCGGATCTTCGTGCATAACTCTGCAGTCGGCCGAACTTAGAATACATAGGATTGCGAATATCTTGAACATGCAATTATTTAATGTCTAAAACACAATTTTTTGGGGTGCTGTTTGTAAATTTTGTAAATTTAAATTTACAAAACATTTACATCGTTTACAGCGTATGACTAGGAATTTGTAGGTTTTCGTGTATTATTTACTATAAGTAAATTTACAAGCATTAATTTACAAAAAAGGAAACAAAATGTACGCAGATAAAAAGAAAAGTGAAAAAGTTTATATTGAAAGCAAGTGTGTTTCTCGTGACGACTGTTGTTGGGATGAAACACCGGACACATCAGAAGTCGTTGCTGTAAATGACAAACGTGTTGAGAATGAGCATGTGGCCGTATAACGAAGACGAGCAAGATTGGGTATCAGGAAAAAATTAGTCGTTAACGGGTAAGAGTGTACACGTTCACAGGTTCGGTTTTGCCTTTTACTGTGATGCTGTCAACAAACTCAAAAGTGAACTTATGATCTATGACCTTCTTGGTCGCTTCTCCCACTATCAATGTGTGTCCTAGGGTCTTACTTGCACTCTCCAAACGTGCCGCAAGGTTGACTGAATCACCTATCACGGAGTAATCGAACCTCTGATCCGATCCCATGTTACCAACTAGTGCCTCACCTGAGTTGATCCCTATGCCTATCTTGATGTTTGGTAAATTTTCTGCAGTCAGTTGTGTGTTCAGCATGGCCAATTCAGATTGCATCTGAGAAGCAGTCAGCACTGCCAACATCTGGTGATCTTTTGTGTCCAATGGAGCGTTCCAGAATGCCATTATGCAGTCACCCATGAACTTGTCCACAGTGCCACCATTGCCTATTATGACGTTGGTCATGCGTGTTAGGAATCTATTGATAAGTTTTGTGAGTTCTGCCGGGTTATCTTTGTATTGTTCTGATATGGGAGTGAACCCTCTGATGTCGCAGAACATAAAAGTCATAAACCTTGTTTCACCACCCAGTTTCAATAGGCTGGGATCTTTCTGTAACTTCTTGACCATCCTGGGATCTAGGTAGTGTTCAAACTGTTTCTTGATCTGTTGTTTCAATCTGCTCTGTGTTGCGAAATTGTTGTAGACCGAGTGTGACCATATCAAGAACACAGACAACATTATAAATGACGGGTCTATCAAGAATCCTTTGTTGGCGTAAGCAACGAAGGAAGCATAAGCAACTCCACCTTCTATAAAAATTAACAAAGGCACAGCCAACAACACACTGGTCTTAGGCAGAACAATTATTAACAGCAATAATAAACATGCCATGAACACTATCTCATATGTGTCTGCCTGTGCTAATCTAAACAGGTACTTGCCAGTCAACGTGGTATCTAATGCCTGTGCAGTTATCATCTGATCTGTGGTCAGTCCATGTGGTGTGTATTTCAAATATCTTAGTCCTGCCGCATCCAGTCCTACCACTAC